ACCCTTCTCCTTTGTTTCCAAGTAAAACTCCTCCGCACCATATCCTGATTTTACTACTAGGGTTGCCCACTCTGGAGCATCCTTCCAATAATCGTACATATCAATATCCTCTCTCAAATACCCGCTAGAGTTTTTGTTCCACGTTTATCAGCCTTGCGTGTACGTTGCCAAGCTTTACAACCATTACATTGGAACAGCTTGTATTGCTTCGTATTCGTGAACACGTGTTTACCAGTGTCTGTTAAATCTTCTGACAGGCACACCCCACATCGTACAACATCATCATCATAATGGATAGCCAGATTAGCAAAATTCTTATCCCAGTGGCGAATCTTGTAATATACCTCTTCCAGAAGGTCTACGTCTTGAGCACAATACTTGATCATGTGCCGCCAAGCATCTGCATCACCCTTAGCACAATCTGCCCAGAGTGCAAACCCTGTGTGTGGAGTTTTACGCCCCACTTTCAAGAACTTGCCAAGGCTGTCCAGCTTATTGCTGTCGAAACGGAAATTGGCCCTTGCAATTCGTAGTGTGTCAATAACTCGGTACGGTGAAGGTTTTCCCAACCCATTCATAATGAAGAAAGTGTTCAACATCTTAGTATCAAAGCTTACGTTGTGAGCAATGACATATTCAGCACGATCAAGAAGCTTCCAAGCTTTCTCTAGGATACGCCTCTGACTATCATCACCACTCCACTCTGAAAACTTCTCTGGCCAGACCTCAATCATGTCATCACTACCAAGCCACTTAGCACATAACCCTAGGAGCTTAGTCCATTCAAACACTTGACTCTCTGAGAAGTTCTGGTCAAACCTACGGAAGCCTCCAAAGATCTGGAAGCTTGATTCAATATCCACTAGCAAAACCTTTGGGTCATCCTCAGATTCAACTGGGAATGGATTGTCCAAGCCGCTTAGGTAATCTGACACAGTGCTCTTACGTGAAGGACGCCCCAACACAACCTCTGCAATCTTACGCCGAGTGTACCCCAACCCCTCTAGAACATCTATCTGATTCTTCTCACCTTCTGTCAATGCTGCCATCTATTCCTCCTCATCTCGTGTAGCGTCAAGCTCTTTGTAAAGGCCATTTAGCTCCTCCTCAATAAGTGAAGCTTCCTCTTCCAAATCAGCCAGCTCTTGTTCAAGATTATTAATATGGTTTTCTAGGGTCTCCATTAAGTGTCCTCCAAAACCTTACGCTCAGCTTCCAAATCACGATTGTGTGCCAAGTCATCTTCAAATTTCTCTGGGAAGCGTGTCTTTAGTTTATTAATAACTCGCTGCATCTCTGTTCCAAAGTCTGTCCCAACCGTGTCAAAAAGGATAGCCAAGTACCATAGAATGTCTCCAGCCTCTTCTTTTACGTTCGTCAAGTCTAGTTCACGACCATAGTACATCTGTTTTTTAAGAGCATCCAACATCTCTCCAGACTCAGTAACACACCCAATTGCAGCATGGAGGATACGAGGGTCTGGTTGATGGAAATTGGGGCTCTCTGTTCGCAAGGCCAGTTTGTTGAACTCTTCGTAATTCATTCTCCACTCTCCTCTTTAACGTCATCATCTTCTGATGGTACTGATTTAATGTTGATTTGAATGTTGCCGATAACCTCTTCAACACCCTGAATGATTAGGTAGCATGGTACATACAGGATTGCTATGGATGCTAACAGGGTTGTGAAGCTGACCCCAACAAAACCTAATGCGTACAGTGCGAGGTTGAATACTAGGCCTGCGATCACCCATGTAAAGACCATGAGCGTAATATGTGTCCAGTCTAGCTTTTCGTCGTCTTCCATTATTCCTCCTTAAATACGAGAGTAGAGTTCATCCTCAAAATCTTGTAGTTTCCCTTCGGCACACTTAATCTCATTTTCTAGTGCCACTCTCTCTGTGTAGAGATCTTCCATCTCCCCCGCGAGGGTGCGTACATGTTCCCGCAACTCTTCAATGTTCATTTTAAACCTCCAACCCCTTAAGGTGTTCTCTATAAACCTTCTTACGCTTGGCAGCATTGCTAACAAGATCACCACTATAACCCATTTCCAGTAGAGTTGCAATCTGAATTACTGAGCTTGACCTCATCAAGGCTATCACCTGCTTCTCAACTCTAGCGTCCTCAAAAGTAGTCCCTTGACGTTCACTTAAGGTCTTGATTTTATGGCAGTTTTTACAGGTTAGCTGGAACATTTCACTAGTGGCCGCGCCACAGTATATCAAAAACTCCTTTGCCTCTTCAAGGCTTTTACATCCCATTGAAGCTAGTTTGTGATCACACTCCAGCTTGCTGCCTGCCATCCACTCCTTACAGAATACACACTGCCCGACATTCTTAGTTGAAGGGTGATACACCTTGGAAAGCTTCTCCTGCTTGGTGACAGGGCGGAGTGAATTCTTCTTCCACTCCTTACGTAAAGGATAGTCTTTCCACACCCTCCGTACTGCCCCTCGAAGCCAAGACATGTACGCGCTCTTGGTTTTCCAGATGGAGTTGGGATCTTCCCAAGGGGTCATTGCTCAACACCGTTGAATACAAACGTGACGTCTCCGGGCTTGAGCGGTAGGTGTTCCCCACTGGCTAAACTATCAACACTCATTCTCATGCTTTCTCCTCCAAATAGTTCTAAGTGTACATCAACCCCGTTAAAGGGGCGTGTTAGTGTCTACTTACCCCTCACCCACAATCTCCTCCCAAACTTCATAGATAGTTGGTATCCAGAAGCACTCATCCTTCAGGCTCTTTTTCATGTAGACTAGGTGGCTCATCTCAACAAACAAGTCTGCACCATTCACTTCTAATTCCTCCCCGGATGTGTGATGGAGGTATTTGTGAGTTTCCCCATACACTTTATGGTATTGCTTCGCCACAACCTTGATAGCATCCTTGAGGTGGCTCGCACAAACACCATCAAACTCGCTGAGAAGGCCGTAGGCAGCTACAGATCCGACCCCCTTGCAACCGGGTATCTTGTCCACAGAGTCCCCTTGTAAGGACTGGTAGAGCCAGAATAAGGTACCATAGCCCACAACCTTGCCGGACTTTTCATGCTTGTATAGCCTGCCAACGATCTTCTTACTTGAGAACTCTGGAACGTCCATTTCATCAGGGATTAGGATGTGCGTGTCATGTGCTCCCCTACCATCCTTGTCAACTCCTATAAGGCATCCCTTGTAACGCTTCTTCTGGGACATGGCCGCTACCACATCATCCACTTCAACGGGCCCTCGCGGAACCCTTACATTGGGGAGTTCCCTAACATGTTTACGTAGTTGCTCGAGGTAATGGGGCTTGTGGGTTTCTCCCCGTTTCCCTTTGTAAGCTGCCACTGTAGCTAAATCATATCGAAAGTTGGGCGCTCCGGATGCTTTTGAAACGTAGCCAACCCATTCCCTACAACCCGACTGCTTAACCCAACCACTAACAATCCTGTCAAAAGATTTGGTGCAAGCTTCAAAATCACCAACTTGGTAACTGGTCTCCCTTGTAAGTTCTGAGAGATCCCCACCATAGTCAAATTGTGTGTCTAGGCCAAAGGCTTCGGACTCTTCCAACCACTTTGTATGCTCCTTTGCACTATTAAAGCTTCCAAGGGTCTCCCCATTTGGGGCTATGACTGAGTACACAACCTGCTCCCCCGCTCCAGCTGCTGCAAACAGTGGTGCATCCAAGTCTAAGTAAGCAATCTCAGGCGGTGGTGGAGTCTTTAAGACTGGCCTATGGTATTCCTTCTCAAGCTTCTCTTTCATATTTTGCCCCCCCCTACAAACTAAAGAAGGGGCCTTGCGGCCCCTGTTGTTCACACCTCCTTAAAAGTCGTCCGGATCAACCCCATCCTCAGGTTCTGGATCAGGCGTCTTAGGGGTTTTCTTAGAAGTGGATTTCTTAGCTGGCTTCTCAGGAGCCTTATCCTCACCCCCATCTTTATCATCACCCTCTCCGTCATCCTCCTCATCACCCTCACCAGCAGCCTTACGCTCTGGAGCAGCGGCTTGTTCAATCTCATCAACACCGAAGAAATCCTTTTCCACATTATCTGTAACCTCGTATTCAATGAGGTCTTTAACCTGCATACGGTACAGGTAGGCGAATGTTCCAAAGTCATTCACAGAACAGTTCACTAACGCCTTGCCAGTTGAACCATTACCAATGAGTGTGGTGAATGTAATATCCTTAGCAACACCATCCAAAACCATTTTAACACGTGGAATCAAACCCTCTTTGATAGGTTCCCCATCCTCGTACTGGGCTTTCTGCGTGATCTTAATAATGTACTGCTTCTTCTCATCTGGGAATGGCAGCTGAGGGTTGTCCTCGTCAAGCTTGTACTTCTCAATGAACTTGTCATTCTTAATACTCTTGCTGAGTTGCTTAGCAAATATTTCATCCCACTCATCAGCGACATCCTCTGTCACAGCTACGTCTACAGCGTACTCCTTACGGGCTTCCTTGTATGGAAGCTTACGATCATTATAGATAGATGTTGGTGTCTTCAAGTGCGCGTAGTAGAAGGTGCCCCCTTCAATTATCGCGCTCTCTACATTGCCTTTCTTGTCTCGTTTAACAGTCAGTGTACTCATATATGTAAAATCCTCTTCTTAGTCTCTATAAATTGGTGTATCCACACCCCATTACCCTTTACTCTTCAGGACTACTTTACAACACTACCACGAGTTCTCCCCTACCAATGATACGAGGATTGCCGCAATAACTACTAGTAGAGCATACCCCCACAATGGTGCCAACACCAACCACCAACTCCATGCAATTACACTGGTAAGTTTAAGTGAGATAAATATCAAACCCAACAAGCCCCAGAATCCTACTTTCATACTAAATCCTCCTTTACCTTTCTCCAAGGCACACCTTTAGCTGCCTTCACATACTTAGGAGCACTCTCCTTACCAATATTCACATACTCGGGGTTTGCTCCCCGATATCGAGTGCCCGCTACAATGAACTCTTGAACTTTGGCGCTACGGCCTCCTGTCATATCAACCATTAGATTTTCTCCTTAAGTACATTTACCATATCCTCGAGAGTCTCAAACTTCTCACGCTCCTCCTCTAGTGAGTCTTTGTACAAAACCTTGGCGATACGTTTAATATCCGCAGGTTTCATGTCAACAATCTCCTTAACCTGCTCACACTGTTCCTTTATATCCTCATTGGAATTATCAATGTCCGCCATGAGTGCCATGATTCGTGTGATGGTTGTAGCAAGAGCTTTAATGGCATCTTGCGATAAAATTACGTCTGACATACTTCCTCTCCCTTCGTTCTTGATTTTAAGTATTGTAAACACTTGGTATGGGGATTGCAAGTGTTTACCTGAATTTATTTCTGGTTAGTGTATCTCGGAGTACCTCTCACCGAATTGAACATCACAGCCCAACCTCCGGCGTAGTAAGTACTTGTCATTCACTACTTCCAAAGCCTCGTGCGTGATCCTCTCCATAGTCATACGATTCCTTTCTGAGTCCCTGAACGTGGAAATATACTCGTCATGGAAGCTTGCAGTCAACCTCTTAGTCTTAAACTCCTCCTGCATCCCCTCTAGGATGTTGTCAATCCACATGTCAAAGAGATAGCTGCCTGTACCTTGAGCTAGTGTGGAGAACCTGTCCGCCTCTTTACGGAGTGAGTAACAAAACCCATTTACAGGGTTTACCAACCACATGCCCCCTGCGTTGTCTTTTATCACGTGTTGCTCAGCAGCTATGGCCTTAACCGACCAATTCAATTTCCAGTAGCCCTCCAACAACTTCTCTGCGGTCTTCACGTCGAAGCCACCACCTCTGGCTAGTGTTGGCGCTCCTGAGTTGTACACTGCAGCATAGTTGGTTGTCTTACCAAGCCTACGAGCTGAGTCTGTTTCAGGGGTCTTATCCCCTGCCTTGTGAGCCTCCATCTGCTCGGCGGTAATAAACTCTGCGATCATGGCCATAAGAATGTGGGGGTCAAAGTCCTCTGCCATCATCGTGGCTACATACTCTGGGTCATGTGGCAACATAAAATGGTGCTTGACACGATCCTCCAGAGAGCTTAAATCACTTCCCAAACTTATGTTGCCCAACCCTGCTATTAGTGCCCCCCTTACGTTCTCCCCATAAGGCTTGTCCCCACCGGGGAGGTTTACTATCTCCCTATGCTTCACCCTGAAGGTGTTGGTGAAACCCCCTATACGGGCCCGCAGGTACCCGTCCTCACTCATATTCTCCTTAAAACCCTTTAATAGATCCCTCCTATGTTTTATTGTGGTGTACTTACTGTAAGCCATGATTTCAGGGGTGACCTCCGCAAGCTTTACAACACTGTAGCAAAGCTCCTTTCCATCCTCACCCTCAATACTAACTTGAGGTATCTTTCGGTCAACTGGCCTATCCCTCTTCCACTGGCCCCACATCATCTGTGGAGAGCCACTCCTAGGTTTGTCTTCTATCCAAGCGTCAAAGGCAACTTTGTCCCTGACATACTCGAAACTCTCTGGTACCCACCCCTTGGAAAACAGGAAATTCTTAATCTGACCCGGGCTATTTATATTCGGGGGCTTGTAGCCATTGAGCTTCTTAACATCTCCACCCTCCTGAACAATAACAATAGGGTGTCCAAACTCATCCTTCGCCTCTGTACGAATAAGCTCACGAATCTCCTCCCAAGACTTGCCAGATGCCGACAACTCCCCATTCATCTTATAGGGCTTCGCTGGAGCCTTTCTAGGTACATATTGGGGAACCTTCGGCATAACCCCCTCAAGTTCAACCTGTGCCACCTCAAGAAGCCCTGTGAGCCCTGTGAGGGAGCTCTCCAAATACTCAACATCCACCTTCCAGCGTGTCTTCTCTTGAAGGCGGTTGCACTGCATCTTAAACATCACAAACGTGAGTAGGCGTTCAATATGCTCATCCACACTAATCCCCACGAGGCTATCAAGGTATATGACCTCCTCTGGTGACGTCCTCTTGCCCCCCACTAGCCCAGCATCAATGGCTTCTTTAGAGCGAGTGTACATGTCCACAAGCCGCCCCATGAGGTCTTGCCAAAGGGCTTGGTTAATCTTGACATCAGAATTACAGCGAAACTCTGCCTCATCATAGGTTATGTTAATCCAGTCAGATACAGGTGGCTTAGCAATCCCATAGTCGTCAAAGAAGCTATCAAGTCCATGCTTAGGTCTCTTAGGATTAAGGTGCCATGATAACCCCAATGTATCAATCACCATCAGCTCGGAGAGGTCGATCCCCAACAACTTCTCTACCAGCGGAATATCATAAGAAATCCCGTTGTGCAGTACAATGGGGATACCATTATCAATGTGATGCCGGAAGAACTTTATAATCCTCCTGTCCTGCTCCTTCTTATCTATGCTCTTGACTTCCTTACCAAATACCTGATAGGAAAGAACGTGCATCAAGGTGGCATCATCAAGTAGGTTATCAGCCTCAATATCCGCAACAGTGGCATTACGCCAGTTTGTAATCTTCTTCACAAAACCTCCTAGTATTCCTCGGTTCTTCCTAGTGCCTCAAGGAACTCCCCCTGAACTTCTGGATGGGCCTCCATAAAGTCCTCTATATCCCACAGCTTTCCTGTGACTGGATCGAAGTATATGATACCAGCCGGGCCTGTCTGGGAGAAATGCCTATTCTTGTGAACACTCACAAAGGTGCAGTTTCGTAGTATGGGGCTCTCAGCCTGCTTGTCTCGCTCCAGTGCGATAGTTTGAGCTGCAGACTTCATAACTGTGGAACTCCCCATTATGTCATTATCTGTAAGGGCTCCACCACCACCTTGTTGACGCTTCCTTGTATGTGCAACCATCAGCACTGTCAGTTGGGAGTACTCCTTAATCAGTCTCTTGAACCAAGCTACAAGTTCCTCCTGCTCATTGAGTGCCAACCCGTCTGTAAGATCTGAATAGACGTCCACCACTAAGAGCGTAACCTCCATCTGAATTACCATCTCAAGGATTTTCTCCTTGACAATGTCAATACCAGAGCCCCTCTCATCCATTATATAGAACCTTGGGCTCCCGTCCTCATGCTCTAAGAGTGGGTCGATCTTAGCCTTCACGTCTGGCCTCATAAGATAGTCTTTACGATCCTGCCCCTTGTACTTTATCAGCCTTACACCTAAATGATTCGAGAGGATATTGGTGGCCCACTTGTCAGCCGTAGCTTCGAGGGACAGCACCCCTACAACCTCATCAGGCTCATTGAGTATCCAGTTTACACACATAGAGTCAGCAAAGATACTCTTACCCACTGAGGTTTCTGCAAACAACACTGTGAGCTCGTTCTTTACAAAGCCTCCGTCATACATTCCCTGGGCAACTTTCATAAAGGCTGGCAGGCTCAACTGCTTCAGGTCTGAGTAGCTGAGAGCTGCTTCGTACAGGCTCGTGGACGCGTGTATACCAGCCGGAGTGTGCAATTTAGAGGCCCAAAAATCTTGGACAAACTCTGTTTCAGCCCCCTTGGTCAAGTACTCATTGGGATCTTTTCTCCTCATGTTGAGGATGTAAACCTTACCCCGTGGGAGGCTCTGTGCCAGCTTCTCAGCGGCCTCTTCCCCAGCTGCGTCACTATCCATACACACGTAGATACGCTTGAACTGGTTTAACCATTCATATTGCTTCTTAGCTTGCTTGTGGACGGATCCTTCCCCAATTGTTGACGAGACCACAGCTATATCTTGGTATTTATTTCCGGGCTTATTGAGCATCTGGTAAGCACTCATAGCATCCACTTCGCCACCCACAATTACACAGAAGTTGCTGTGGGTCTTGAACAAGAATTGTCCGAAGAGGTCACAAGCTCGCCCAGTCTCACCAATTGGCCCCGGAGACGCAAAATTCTTGGGGTGCCCCCTCACCTTGTATCCAGTTATACCATAGTCTTTTGTACAAGGGTAAAGGGACTCCGTTACAGAGCCATTCTCTTGACTGTACTGATAGCGCACTCGGTACATCTTGCTAACTTCATCTCTAATTCCACGATACCCTTTTGGGCCCATTCCTGTGGAAGCTTTAATTTTTCCCTGAACTTCTGGATTGAATTCTCTTGACATCTTACTCAGATCCTCTATGTAGTCTTCATCGTTGTCGTCCTCTTCCCCTAAGAAGGCGGTCAGGTATTCCTCACTGGGAACCGTGTACCCACAAGAATGGCAAAAACTACCAAGTGTTTTACCTTCCCCATCTAGGCCATAAGTATGGAGGTTATCCCCACTCCGATCCCTCCCACCCCTAGCACACTTAGGGCACCTAGACTTGTGTTCAAAACTTAAATCAATCTCCACCCCCATGCGCCTAATAATCATATTCCATAGCCTTCCCCTATAGTCTCAATTTAATCCCCCGCAACCTTACCCTCTTCAGCCTCACGTACCCACATATCCGCAGANCCCCTTACAATTAANGGGTAGTCATCCTCACCAAAGTTGAACAGGCTTCCTGCTCTCAGGTNNTCCACACTCACCAGATGCTTATGTACGTGTGTCACATCATCCCAATTGTGTAGGAGCTTTTGGGAGATCTCGTCAAACTCGTGGTCAGTGATGATACTGTGGAAACGTATGTAGTACAAGTAGGATGCTATCATAAAGATTGATAAACATTGGCTGAGGGGTAGTTCAGACACTGTGTAATGCTCGCCATTTATATTCATAGGTTCCCCAAGGTTAGTTGCACGTCCTTGTGCAAGGTGTCCTTACGCTTCTTCTTCAGTAGGCTCATCTTCAATACCATAAGCCCGCACAAGTCGAACCTGATCCAATGGAACCACAACACGGACATCTTGTCCAGACTCCTCATTCTTAACAGTGAAATCGTGAGACCCCTTACGAGACCCCGAAAAACCATCAACAAGAGCATCCATGTGCTCTTTGCTATCACACTCACGACCTACAAACTTACCGCTACTCATGTGATATTCAAAAAAGTATTTAGTCATAAACTCTATCTCCTTCTGCTTAGTTGTCAAATTGAAGTGTATAAAGTAACTCAAAGGAGAGACCATGTCAAGTGATGTTGATCTTAATAGTAAAGGTAAACCCGGAAGGCCCGCTGGTGGAAAGAACCTCACCACCAAACCTTACGCCAAATTCGATGTCAACGGGAAGATAAAATTCCTCCGCAGGCTTGAGAAGACTGGCCAAGTGGCTGATGCAGCATCTTTTGTTGGGGTGTCAAGGGATACTGTCTATAAGGCTGCACAGAAAGACCCACGCTTCAAGGAGAAGATGGATATTGCCCGTGAGAGGTGTGTAGCTAAACTCGAGAAAGAGTTGGATGAGAGGTTGTACAAGGGTAATGAGAAAGTGGAGTACGATGGGGGTGGTAATGTCCTCAGGAAGACTGTAACAAAGGATAACGCACTCCTGACGAAGGCTCTAGAATCTCACTACCCTGAGAAGTATGGTAAGAAGTCTGAACAGAAATCTGATACCACCATTGTGATAGGGGACAGTGCTATCAGTAAATTAGCAGCATTCTTGAAAGTGGATCTCCCTGAGAAGGAAGTTGGAGGAGTCATAGAAGATGAAGAAGCTATTGAAGGTGAGTGGGAGGAATATGAAGAGGGCTCGTAAGCCCCCTCAAACTACGTACGTTTAGACTTCTCCTTAATCTTATCGGAGTAGTACCTAACCTTGGTGCAGTCGTACTCAACACTATTGCCAAGCTTTCCTCCACCATCAAAAGCGCCACGGGCCCGCACTAGGGCCTTGAAGGAACACCCAAAATCGTAGTCATTTTTGAACAACACTTCAATAAGCTCTTCCGTCTTGACAAAAGCATCTCCATCATTTCCACGATCTATAATCAAATCTATCAGCCAATCTGGTAAGGCTAGATCATAGTAACTGGAGGAGCCCCCATCAGAGGCTACAGGCTTCTTTTCACTCACTAGTATCTCCTATATTGAACACGTTGCATGTGTCACAGGCGTACTTCACCAACTCAACATCCTCAACAGTGAGTTCCATCGTGGTCTTGCCGTCCTCATTCAAACAAACATTCTTAGCCATCGTCCTCAGGGCTTTCTTAAGGAGCATGTTATCACGCTCAAGCCCAAGGGAGTGCCGAACTAGCTCATTTAGGCTCTCATCAATACTCTGTGATGTCCTCAATGTTTTCATCGTCTCCATTTACACCTCCAAAGGTAATATCTCCACTCTCCGTCTCCAGAGCCTTGTGTGCTAGTATCCACACCTCCAAGAACCTCTCAAAAGAAGATTCAGAATCAGGCTCAGCAAACTTCATAAGCCACTCTGGATAGACTACCTTATAGAGGTTGACCTCGTCAACCTCTTTCCACTCAGACTCTATCTTGAACTCTTCTGTGTTAAACGTGGTACTGAGGTATCGCCAAGTCTTCATCTCATTTCTCCCAGGTTACTGAGTGATGTTGAAAGTACTGTAAAAGGAAATTCGCCATGAGCGCAGACTTGGTAACAGTCCATAACACCCCCGCTCTGGTGGTTTCCTTATTAGCCTCATGTGTATGGATACCCCAAACTAGAAAATCTGCCTCCACATGGATATCAACATCGAATACAAGATGGTTTGGAATCCAAGGTGTGTGCTGGTCTACATAGACCTCTTCTTTCATACTGTGGCCTCCTGTGGGCGTGTGAGAGACACCCTACTACTCTAGGTGGGGCATTACAACCCCTAAATGTAAGAGCCCCTTAGGACATCCTCAGGGGCTCTAAATGTCATTCATTTGATTCAGATTTCTTCTTATCCAGATACTCTATAGCTCTTATGACATCTTTCCTGCATTTATCGTAGGCTGGGACAAGTTTCTTGTGGTGGTCTAACACACTCTCAAGAGTGTTCCCCTCAATTGGGACTGTTGGGCAGTCTGGATAGAGGTTTTCACTCAGGGTTACCACTTCCACCCGTGTCACTGTCCTTGTAGGAATCAAATTGGCGCACCCTATTAGTGTAATCATGCATAGAGACAGGAAGACACTTCTTAAGATCTTCATTATTAATCTTCTCCTTATTAAGTTGATCCTCCAAGGAGTTTGCCAGCCTTAGGTTTTTAATGGCCTCATCTTGCTTACTCACCAACAACCTCTCAGTTAACTGGTAGTCCCCTTTGAGGGTGTGTAGAGACTGCTCACTGGTTATTAGCTCTAAGGCTATCCCTTCAATTTCTTTGTTGGCTAATGTTAAGGACTCGGACACTGAATCAAAACGCCAGTATAGTAGGCTACCCAACACAAGTAGGGTTGCAATCACCCCCATAAAGATTTTAGACCTAGCTCCTGCAAACACTCCGACAACCTTACCTAGTATTGACATCGTCATCTTCCTCTTTCTCAGCCTTTTCAGAACGTCTCCATTTCCATAGAGAGACTATAGTTGCAAATATCCCAAAGAAGGCTCCATAAGCTGCTGTGGTTCCAGTGGGGATGTCCACAGGGAAGAAGAACACTTTAATAGTCACTGCGACAAACAACCCTAACCCAGTGAGTACTAGGAGTATTGTAAGAAGGTAGTGATCATAAAGCATACCAAGTACCTCCTTCACACCTGTCCCCCAAATAGGAAGTACATTATTAAGCCCACCCCCACTGTTAGGACTGTTCCTCCCACCTTCTTGAGGAAGTCCATAGAGTTCTCCAACCCAGCAATTCTATTGTCTGCCACGTTCATATTAGTGTTGTGATCATACTGTCTAGTCATAGAGTTCTCCAAGTTGCCAATCCTCTCCCCCATCTTAGCAATCTTGATATTCTGCTCATATTGTCTGGCCATAGCCTCTGATAACACCTCCGTAGAAACAGCGACACGTTCAGTTTGAATTGCCAGTTTCTGCATGTGTTCAGCGAGGTCTCGGTCAGCCTGTTCAAGCCTCTCTATCCTCCCTATTACGTGTGTATCGCTGTCCATTGTAACCCCCCATGAAAGTTTTAATATAGTGTGTACTTAGACAATCATAGGAATAGCCTTACTACCCAACCCCCTCAGTACCTCACCCGCACATGTAGATGCATGCGACCATTTTAATGTTTGCGGGCTCGTCAGTCCACACGACAGGCTCCATACACTTTGCTACTAAGTAGCGCATGTCTTGCCCATCGTA